CAACAGATTGTAGACGGCGTGGTTGAGTGTATCGATTGCGATGATGCAATTCCGGCAGACCGGCTGGCCGCATTGCCGAAGTGTGTACGCTGCATCAGCTGCCAGACGATGCATGAGATAAGGGAAAGACAATGAATGCGATGACTGTCACGTTTGATGTATGGGATTTACTGAAAGCTATCGGTCCGCTACTGACCGCGTTTGTAGTGGCGATGTTCACGGTCGGAAAGCTTTTGATTGGGCAATTCGATAGGCGACTGAATGAGCGTTTTGTCGCTCAAGATTTAGCACGAAAAGAATCTCAAAAACATTGGGATACCAAGTTTACCGCGCTGGAGAATGCCGCCGCAGCTGAAGCGAATGAGTGGCGACGTATTGAGCGGGATATTTTACTGATGAAAGCGGATCTGCCTAATCAGTATGTCCGCAGGGATGATTACATACGCAACCAGAGTGTGATCGAATCAAAAATCGATGGGCTGGCCGTACGCATTGAAAACGCTATTTTAAAAGGGGAACGTCATGGCTGATTTAGCCAAAATACGCCGCGAAGCGGTCCGCTGGATGATTTTATTAACGCTGAATAATGCCAGTCCGGTGGGTGCGTTTGAAAGCATCGTGCTGTCGGTAGTTCAAGCCGAATACCCAGATGCGACTCAGGATGAGGTGCGGAAGAATCTGGACTATCTGGAGAAGCGGGATTTAATCAGTGTTCATAAGCACCCTGATGGCCGCTGGTTTTGCGAGCTGGAGCGCTACGGCATGGATGTAGTTGAGTATACCGTCGATGTGGAGCCGGGTATTGCACGGCCTGTGAAGTATTTCAATGCCTAAGTTAAATTTATCCGCACCTCAGCGGGAAATTATTGAGGTAATCGCTCATATTGCCGTAATGGGCGAGCTGGACAAAAATGTTGAGGGTATGAGCGGGGTACTGGAGCGGTACATCAATAAAACACTGACCAGCAAGCAGCGCGCAATCTATCAGGCGCTACAGGATCGTATTGTTACAGTTAGAAAAGATTTGTTGCGGATGACTAAAGAGGAATGGCGCTAATGCCTAAGCCATCTGCTATTGACGGACTGACGCCAGAGCAACGTACTCAGTTTGAATCCGAGCTGATCAGGCGCAACTTTAAGGATTACACCGGCCTGGTCGAGTTTCTGGCCACCAGTGGGCTAGAGATTTCGCGCAGTTCCGCCTATCGGCACGGCTCTAAATTACAGCGCCGGTTGCAGAATGTACGTGACTCGACCGAGGCGGCGCGGCTGATTGCCGAAGCCGCCCCTGATGATGCGGATCTGCGATCGGCGGCGGTGATATCGCTGGTTCAATCTGAGCTGTTCGATGTGATGGTGACGTTGCAGGATCTGGATGAGGCGGAGCCGTTTGAACGGGTTAGACTGCTGAAAGAGTGCGCGCGGTCGGTGCTGAATATGACCAAGGCCAGTGTGCTGCAAAAACAATGGGCTGAGAAAGCCAAAGCCAAGCTGCAAGCTGCGGCCGCAGAGGCTGAACCTATCGCTAAAAAAGCCGGATTGTCGGATTCCGATTGGGCGGCGATTCGCGCTAAATTCCTTGGTGTTGAGGTTGAAACGAAGTGAGCGAATCCGTCAGCGTAGAGCCTATCGAAGTTTCAGCAGCGGAAAAAAAAGACCTACTCAATCTGGTTGATGAGCAGCAATCCCTGCGCGCTACACGCAAGTTACCGCCCGAGGAAGTACCTAAAATTTTACTTCCCTATCAGATCCGCTGGCATTTGGATCAATCTAACGTCCGCATGGCCGAGAAATGCAGACGTGTCGGCTGGTCATGGGGCTGCATAGCCGCTGAAGGCGCACTGGAAGCGGCGGCTGAACACGGTATGAACCAGTATTACATGGGCTACAACATGGGTATGGCGGCCGAGAATATCGGCGATGCGCTGACGTTTGCCCGTGCCTATGGCATGGCCTGCTCTGCAATCGATATTAGCCGTGAGCGCGAGGTGATCGGCGAAAAGCGGCAGGATATTACCCGGTTCCGCCTGACGTTCGCCAGCGGCCATATTTACGAGGCGTTATCGTCATCGCCCTGGAACTGGCGAGGCCGCCAAGGCCATGCATTGATTGATGAGGCGGCATTCCATCGCAATCTGCAAGAGGTTATTAAAGGCGCGATGGCGTTTTTGATGTGGGGCGGCCGCGTTGACATTATCAGCACCCATAATTCCGAGGAAAACTATTTTTTCGACCTGGTGCGCGATGTTAAGACTGGCAAGTTGCCAACCTGGAGCCTGCATCATATTGATTTTGATCAGGCGATCCGCGAGGGGTTTTATCGGCGCATCTGCCTGGTAACCGGCCGGGACTGGAGCAAAGAGGCTGAGAAAAAATGGCGGGATGAGCAGTTTGCCAGCTACCCAAGCCAGGAAGACGCTAACGAGGAGTTGGGCTGTATCGCCAAGCGCGGTTCCGGTGCTTATTTTACCCGCATGCTGCTTGAGCAATGCATGATCGATGATGTGCCGGTGATTTGCTGGTCTAAGCCTGCCGAGTGGGTGACTGATCCTAACCGGCTGGCGGAAACCGACATCTGGATTAAGGATAATTTGAAGCCGGTTATCGATAACATGACCCGGCATAAGACGGCATACGGTCAGGATTTCGGCCGGTCTGGCGATTTGTCGGTGGTCGATGTGTTGCAGCGGCGCGAGCCTAGCCGCTGGACGATGGCATTCAGGCTGGAGCTGCGCAATATCCCGTTCGATGTGCAGGCGCGTATCCGCGATTATATTTTGCAGAACGTGCCTATTTTGCATCATGCGGCGTTTGACGCGCGCGGCAACGGCCAATCTCACGCCGAGGGCGCATTGCAGTGGTTCGGCGCGGCGCGGGTGTCGTGCATGATGGCGACGGCGCAGATGTATATGGAGTTTTTTCCGAAATATCGGCAGTGCCTGGAAGACCGGTCTTTTTTGATTGCCCGGCACGAGGATACGGTGTCAGACCATCGGCGGGTGGTGTTGCGCAAGGGCAATCCGACCATGGATGACGGGCGCGATAAGGGTGCAGACGGCCAGTTTAGGCATGGCGATAGTGCTATTTCTGGGTTGATGTCGTTTATTGCGACGCTGGCGGATGGTGCGCCTATCGAGTTCCAATCTACCGGAACCCGCCGGGATTCTCTGGCCGCGATGCATGATTCGACCAAGGTCGGCGTGGGCTCGGTTGATGTTGATCGCGGTGTGGTGCGTGGCGCTAATGATTTTGATGGGTTTGCCTGATGAAAATTGGCGCTTTGTTTAATCCCTACGGGTTCTGGGTTGGCGCGCATTACTCGGCGTACAACAAGCGGGTTTGTATTAATCTGCTACCGATGCTGACTGTGTATATTGTGTTTAAGGGCGGTAATACGCCTAGGTAATTTATCTAAAATTGGGGAATTATATGAACGATCATGTACTTGAAAAAGAAATACAAGCTAAAGGTTTAAATGCGCCACGTCTTACACCTGAATCGATTGAAGCCACGATTTCAAAGGAAGACTATATTTATTCTCCGCTTGCCCCGACGCTAACAATCTGCATTTTGATCTTAAACAACGGGTTTACTGTAGTGGGAGAGTCCGCATGCGCAAGCCCTGAAAACTTCAATAAGGAGCTTGGGCAAAAAATAGCTCGCGATAATGCTAAAGGAAAAATATGGGCGCTGGAAGGCTACGTACTAAAGCATAAGTTATTTAATGGCTATGCAAATAATTAACCCAAAAACAGGCCGCCCATTTTCAGCGTCCGCGCCGGAGTTTAACGAGGTCGCGACGACCGAAAACGGGCGCGATATCACACTCGGATTTGTCGACGGCCTGCCGCTATTGCCATCGACCGACCCGATCCAAAAGCAACGCGGTTTCGATCTGCGCGTGTACGCGGAGACGCGGCGCGACGATCAGGTGCAGACGGCGTTGCAGCAGCGCAAGCTGGCGCTGAGCGGCAAGGAGTGGAATGTGCTGGCCGGTGGCAACAAGCGCCAGGACAAGGCGGCGGCGGAATTTATCACCGAGCAGCTGGGTAATGTCGCGTTTGATCGAGCTAATGAAAAGATGCTCGGTACCGGGTTGTTTTACGGGCACGCAGTCGCGGAAAACATGTGGGCCAGGGACGGTCGGTTTATCGCGCTGAGCGACATTAAGGTTAAAAATATCCGGCGCTTTGGCTTTGCGCCCTCTGGCGACCTGCGTTTACTGACCTCTGCGCAACCGATGGGCGAGGCGGTGCCTGATCGTAAGTTTTGGACATTCTCGACCGGCGCGGACGATGATGATTCGCCGTATGGTCTGGGTCTGGCGCACTGGCTGTATTGGCCGACATTCTTCAAGCGCAATGACATTAAGTTTTGGCTGATATTTTTAGAAAAATTCGGTATGCCGACGGGGATTGGCAAATACCCGTCCGGCGCGTTGCCTGCTGAAAAAGAGCGGCTGTTAAATGCCCTGTCTGCTATCCAGACCGACAGCGGTGTGATTATCCCGGATGGGATGACGATTGATCTGTTGGAGGCGGCGCGTTCCGGTTCCGCCGACTACACGGCGCTGTACGACCGCATGAATGCATCGATCAGTAAGGTAATTTTAGGGCATACGGGGGCGACCGATTCCACGGCTGGCAAGCTGGGTGGGGACGATATGGCATCCGAGGTGCGCGCGGATCTGATTGCGGCGGATGCGGATTTGATTTGCTCGTCGTTTAATCGCTCGGCGGTCAAGTGGCTGTGCGAGTGGAATTTCCCCGGCGCGGCGCTGCCTAAGGTTTGGCGCGAGGTTGAGGAGCCGGAAGATTTAAAATCCCGTGCTGACAGGGACAAGGTGCTGTTTGATATGGGCTATAAGCCTACGCTCAAATACATTACTGAAACCTATGATGGGGAATTCGAGGTTGTTGAGCCGCCCGCCGCCGATCCTGTGGGGGCGGATTCATCCGCCCTGGCGGCTAAGCCCGCCCCTGCCGATGCGGCGTTTGCGGAGGCTGGGGCTGCTGCTTTGCCTGATCCTGTTGATGCGCATGCCGCTCAGCTGGCCGCCGACGCTGCCGATCCGCTGAATGCGTGGTTGGCTATTATCCGCAAGATGCTGGACGAGGCGGATAGTCTGGAGGCGTTCCAAGCGGCGCTGGTTGATGGCTATGGCGATTTGCCGTCTGATGAGTTGGCTAAGGTGATGGGCGTGGCGTTTGCGGCGGCGGATTTGGCTGGGCGGTTTGATGTGTTGGGGGGGCGGTGATGGGCGTCGATTTGGTCTCGGTGCTTTTCGCCAGGCGCGATAGTGTTTATAAAGGGATGAGTGAGGTCGATGTTTATGATATTGAGCGCGACGCTTTGTCGTTCCAGGGTGGTACGCCTGTTGTTGCGCATCCGCCGTGCCGGTCGTGGGGGCAACTTAGCCACATGGCTAAGCCTCGGCCAGGCGAAAAAGAGCTGGGGGTATGGGCTGTGGATATGGTTAGGCGGTGCGGAGGTGTGTTGGAGCACCCCAAGCAATCAAAATTGTGGCCAGCAAAAAACTTACCCTTGCCCAATGAGGTAGACGAGTTCGGCGGCTGGACGCTACCTATTTATCAATGCAATTTCGGCCATACCGCCGAAAAACCCACTTATTTATATATAGTAGGGGTTCCGCCGGAATCTATGCCGCCAATGCCTATATTTCCCAGAAAAGAGGCCTGTATTATCGGGTCGCACGGTCGGCGATCCGACGGCACCAGAATGCAGCCCAGCGATTACGGCTATCGAAAACCTTGTTTTAGGCCAGACAGAGAGCACACGCCGCTTAAGCTGGCTGAGTGGTTGGTGGATGTGGCTAGATTGTGCGAGCCTCAATCATGCCATTAGCAATCTCCCCCGACAATTCCGCAAATGCAACAGAAGCGCAAAACGCATTCAAGCTGCCATTCCTGGAGCAAATCGCTTTTTTCCTCGCCAAGTTAAATCTGCCGACCCAATTCTGGGATGATATTTTAAAAGCTGCGCATGACCGGGCGTTTGTGGTGGCCGGGGCAACCAAGGCGGAGCTGTTGGCCGATTTAAACGTCGCTGTACTGGCCGCGATCAAAGACGGCGAAACTATCGGTGCTTTCCGCAAGCGCTTTGATGAGATCGTTAAAAAACACGGCTGGGAAGGCTGGACAGGTAGCGATACCAAAGCGGGCCGAGACTGGCGTACCCGCGTGATCTATCAAACTAATCTGAGTAGCAGCTACAGCGCCGGGCGCTGGGCGCAGTTGCATGATCCTGATTTATTAAAGAGCCGCCCGTACTGGAAATATATTCACAATGACACGGTAATGCATCCGCGCCCGCTGCATCTGGAATGGTCTGGCACGGTGCTGCCCTACAACGATCCGTGGTGGACGACGCATTTTACGCCCAACGGTTGGGGCTGCCGGTGCCGGATTATGGCGGTAACCGCCGACGAATACCAAGGCCTGCCCGCGCCCGATAACGGCACCTATACGCACACCGACCGCAACGGCAATGTTCACTCTATCCCACAGGGCATTGATTACGGTTGGGATTACGCGCCCGGGGCATCAGTCTATAAACTGGACTTGTCGCGTTATCCTCAGTCGATAGCCGATGCGCTGGCGGCGGACATAGCGGGGCGGTAATGGAGCTTATATATAATGATGCTGATGTGATATCGGGGTTGCAGCGACTGCGCGACAAAGTCGGCAATATCCGCCCAGCACTGGCTGAGATCGGCGAGGTGATGACGGAATCAACCAAGCATCGATTTGAGACTACAACAGGGCCGGATGGCGGGTTATGGACGGCGAATAGCCCGGTCACGTTGGATAATAAATCAGGTAGCAAACCGCTAACCGGAGAAACCGGCACGCTAATGCAATCTATCCATTCTCAATTGGATGGTGAATTTGCTGTGGAGATAGGCAGTAATAAAGACCAGGCCGCGATGATGCAATTTGGCGGCACTAAAGAACAATTTCCGCATTTATGGGGCGATATCCCCGCCCGTGAGTATTTGGGGGTGTCCAGTCAGGATAAGGTAGTTATTTTAGGAATTATCGAGCGGCATTTTAATATTTGATTGAAGACGGTGCGACTATTAAGAGTGTTACAGCACCTTTAATAGCCACCGCTCGCAGTTGTAGCCTGCGTTTAGCCTAGGCACCGTGCTGTGCACACAGCGGATCTAGGTTATCACGCGAGTTTTATAAAATGGAAATACGTTGTGGAAAGTGCGGTAAAAAGCTGGCAGAAGGCGAGTTTATTTGTTTATCAATAAAATGCCCTCGGTGCGGTGTAATTAATCAACTGAAGGCCGTTGAGCCTCTCATCAGTACGCCTAGAGCGTCAGACGATAAAGAGGTTTAAATGACTAATCCAATCATTCCCTGGGTGGGCGGAAAGCGGCGCTTGGCCAAACACATCTTGCCAATGTTTCCTGAACATAGGTGTTACGTTGAGCCGTTTTCAGGAGGGGCCGCGCTATTCTTTATGAAAGAGCCGGTTCGTGTGGAGGTCATTAATGACATAAACGGCGAATTGGTTAATCTGTATCGTGTGGTGCAGAATCATTTAGAGGAGTTTATCCGGCAGTTCAAGTGGTCGTTAGTCAGTCGCCAGATGTATAAGTGGCTAAAGCTGGCGCATGTTGAAACATTGACCGATATCCAAAGGGCGGCAAGGTTTTTCTATCTGCAAAAAATGGCGTTCGGCGGTAAAGTATCTGGCCAGACATTTGGTACGGCTACGACCACCGCGCCCAGGCTTAATTTTCTACGGATCGAAGAGGAGTTGTCCGCTGCGCATTTGCGGTTATCCCGGGTGTATATTGAGCATTTGGCGTGGGATGATTGTATTCGGCGGTATGACAGGCTTCACACGCTATTTTATGTAGACCCTCCCTATTGGGGAACTGAAGGTTATGGCATTGATTTTGAATTTGATCAGTATGGCAGGATGGCTGAGTTAGCCAAATCAATCAAAGGTGGCATGATTATCTCAGTTAATGATATCCCTGAGATGCGGCAAGTATTCTCTGGTATGGTAATGACCAGTGTTGATGTTAAATATACGGTAGGTGGTAAGCAGGGTAAATCTGCAAAGGAGCTAATCATTCGCAATTTTTAGTTTTTTGACGCCGGTTTTTTTGCGTTAAAAAATCGGCGTTTTTTTATTTTCTCTATGTGAAACTTAATTTATTTTTTACGTTTCGTTTTGTTCTGCTTTATTCCGTTTCATTTCATTTATCTCACAGTATCGCTCTCATATATCTCACTCCTGTTCAAT